GTACCTAATCTCCTGACCTTGTTCTTCAATCTGTTCTGCTATATTAAGTTCTATTGCGCTCCTATACCCCTCTTTCTTTGCTTCAATAACTCGTTTTCTATTTGTCATGCTGCCGCTTGAGTAGCGCGTTCTTTCTTAAACCACTCTACAGGATCAAGAGAACTGATCTTCATATTGAAACAGTCTGCACGAACCGTGTAGTTATTACTTGGATCGTGCTCACCTTTCTTAAGAAAGATAGCTTCCTTAAAATAAACATCACGTTCTTTCATTCCAAGAAACCATCCTTTACTTTGATCAGATAACACACGAACAAAGGCGTAGTAATCACAGTCTTGCTTTCTAGTTAGGTTGGCAATGCTACAGTCATATTTTGCCAAAGGTTTCACTGTAGTTTTCTTTGTCTTAACATCAATGCGCTTACCATCAATAATAATATCGTAATCCATAGTATTACAATGATTACCACCTAGTACTTCAAGCGCAATGAGTTCGCCAAGAAAACCATACACATTACCCTGTCCTCGTGTAATGCTTCTGTTTAGTACGCCCATATCCTCTGACATTTCATGTGCAGTGTTACGCATATTATTTGTGATAGGTACCTCAATCATGGAAGATTGCGCCAGAAGTAAGAGAAGTTTGGAGTAAACTCTTTCATAGAAGTGTTTGTATATCCAAGCTTTTTCAGTTCTTCATTCAGAACCAGATCAGCTTCCTTACGAGCCTCCATTGCTGCACGAACTCCTGCAAGGCGTTTCTCACGTAGCTTCGTGCGAGCCTCTGTCAGTTCATTAGAAAGTTGTTCTACAGCACTCTGTAGTTCTTCAATAGTAAGATCATCATAGTTAGTCATTAACTTTCTCCATATCCAAATAATTAACAGTCGCCTTGTTCTTTGCTTGAGAAACTCTAGATGGCTCCTCTAAGATTGCACCATTCCAACAATCTCTTCGAAAAGAACAGAAACTGCAGTGCCGAGACAGAGTATAGTTACCTGTTGCTTTACCTCTAAAAGTTTCAGGTTCTGGTTCAAAGCAACGAACAAACTCATTTCGATTAAGTGTATCTACTGTGTGTTTAAGTTTTGAAATAACCTCGTCAACGTCACTTTCATATGCGACATACTTAAACTGTCCTGACGCTTGGTTTACAACCCACCAACCTCCTGCTGGTACGTTGGCACCCTTGCTATAGACAGCTAACTGCCCAATATAACCGAAAGGATCATCCTTTTCAAGGTTCTTTCCATCAGTAAACTTATTGTTGTATGACCACGGGCTTGTAGATTTAATGTCATCTACAACTCCATTAACAATAAGATCATACTCACCAGAGATTTCTTCGCTACCGATCTTAGTCTTAACTCTATCGTGTCCTTCGTAAGATACTCCTGATTCTGTTAACAGCCCCTTGAACAAAGCTTCAACCATGTCTCCGAACATCATACGCACTACAAAAGTAGTGGTTAGAGGCTCTGCTTTATCAGGCTTGTTCTTTTGATACCATAGCTGGCAAACAGGTCTGCCTACGTTGGAGGCACGGAGGGTAAAGCCCCCCGTGCTATCCTTACGCTCGCAGAATTGCCTACGTAAAGCTGCTTCAATATCAGAAGTGATCTGCTTAATCGTTTCTTCTGACATCTGCCGCTCCCCATGCGTAACTCCTTCAAGATACGCATGAACAGCAAGTTCTGCTACATTTTCCATAGTAGCTTACGCAACCTCTACATTATCACTAACATCAATGAAGCCCGTGATTGTGTCTTCATCTTCTGTAGTAAGTGTGGTTGTTGCCTTACTGTTGTGACGGTCACGAACCCACACATTCTGATTGCGAACCCAATCCTTGAAGTCAGAGAACATCTTCTGATCGTCCTCTGAAATAGAAAGGGTCTTCTGGAAATCAAGGTCAACCACAGGATAGTAAATCATGTTGCCGTTAGGCATCGCATCACCATGCGTGGTTAGTTCCAGCTTGTGCTGTGGAAGCAGACGACGATTGCTAATATACTTATCAAGCGCCTTACCTACTTCACGGAACGCATCCTTGTTATCAATGTCCCAGATGACAGGGGTTGGATCAACAGTGACAGGCTCACCGTCACTATCAAGAGCACCTTCCATCTCTACGATACCAAGCAGAGAGCGTACACGCTTAACTGACATGATCAGTTTCTGCTGGGCATCTGGAAGTTCACCCCAGTTCTTAATGTAACCAGACGGACGACCACAGTTAAAGCCACCATCAGTATCCATAAGATCGTCACGACCAAACTGAGACTGCCCTACCATGACACTCTTAACGAAGCGACCTTTGCGGCCTTGATCATCTGGCTTCATGTAGGGGATGTAGCGAGTGTACGAAAACTGCTGAAGGAACGGGCGGAAACTAATCTTCTCTGCGTAGAGGAAGTTTCCATCACGATCTTCAAGGCGATATGTTCCACCCGGAACTACCTCAACCTGACGGGTCTTACCTTTGACTTCCTCCGTACCCATAATGGACTTGTGCCAAATGCGTAGACGAGAAAGTGTGCTAGAACGGGCTGACTCCGTAGTCCCTACGGTTGTAGATAGGCCCATTGCTTCAGCCATGCTGTCAAAGTTATTGGTGTCTAGCTTAACGATGTTTGACATATATATTCTCCTGTAAAATTGTCAAAAAGGAATACCATTATACTGATTAGTTCAGTAGTTTCAAGTCATTTCTTGCATCTCCATCCAGTTTTTTCCAACCTTAGTTTCTACTTCAAGAGGAACGTGTAGCTTCATGTTAAACCTACCATAAATTTCTGATGGTAAAGTATCAACTGTGTCATTTATAACACTGAGCACAGCTTTTTCCTCTTGAGGGTACACATCAATCACTGCGTTGTCATGTACACTATTAACTAGAATACTGCGAAGATTTCTCAACCGCATGTTCTTCTCCAATAGGAGTAGTGTAGTCTGTACAATGTCAGTAGCAGCAGACTGTACTGGGTAGTTCTTTACCATTGTGAAACCCGTTATACCACCAGACGGTAGTCGCTTGGCATCTGGAAAAGCAAACTGTCTACCAGAGGGGGTAGTCACGTAGCCTTTCTCCATAACCTCTTTTGCCAGAGAGCCGTGCCACTGAGCAATGCCACGGTATTTCACAAGGAAGTTTTCATAGTACCGTGCTTCGGCAGGTGTTCTACCAAAGCCAGTAGCACCAAACAGAGGAGCAAACGTATGTTCCTTTGCTTGCTGTCTTGTAACAGGCTGCCCAGCCTCAGTGATAACGGAAGCAGTGTAGCTGTGAACATCAAAGTTGTTATTGATTTCATCAGTAGCTGTTTCATCACCACTAAGCTGTGCAGCAACACGAAACTCTAGCTGTGCAAAGTCAGCCTCAATTACAGAGCCACCGTCCCAACGGGAAACAAACACACGCTTGATGGGAAAGGTGTTTCCACGTGGCATGTTGTGAAGGTTAGGTGAGTCCGAAGCCAACCTACCAGTAGATGTTCTGTGCTGTGTCATTCTAACGTGCAGTCTCTTGTCTGACTTAGTGAAAGTATTGATACCATCAACAAAGGCAGATATGTAAGTGTCAAGCGCAGATAACCTACGAACCTTTGAAAGAAAGTCCGTAGCTTCATGCATGTTGTTGCTCATAGCAATCTTTTCCAGATACGTTAGAGTCTTTTTGTCAGTCTTGAATCCATGAGCCGCAACAAAAGATGCAGACCTAACATTAAACTTAAGACCTGCAACCTTCTGGGTATCTACAAAGACGACACCCTTTGTATCACACTCCTTACACTTACGTCTAGCCTTGCCTAAGCTACCATCCTTCTTACGGGCAATGGTATAGCCATGACCAAAACATGCTTTACACTGAAACATAGAAGTCTGATATACAAGATTGCTATTGGCCTTTACAGCAGCATCAACCTTTGGTTTCTTCATGTATCTACTGAAGTGTGTAGGCCATGTGGCTTTATCTTTAGGCTTACGACTGTATATAACAGTGCTAAGTTGTTCTGGAGAGGACAGATTGATAGGAGTATCACCCATTAACTTCTGTACTTGTAGTTTCAGTTCCTCAACTATCGTATCACGCTCATTCGTAAACTCCTCACGCACTTGCTCAAGAGCAGCACGATCAACGGTAAACCCACGCTGATAGATACGAGTAAGAAGTACACACATCTCGTTAGTCAACTGAAGAATAGGTTCAAGCGAACCGTACTGTTCCTCAAACATCTTACGGCGCAGGTTACTTGCCAGTTCCTGTGTAGTACGAACGTCTTGCATACAATACTGCAACAGTTCATCTTTAGGAATAGCGTCAACTGGTATACCCTTACCTAAGTACTCAGTAAGAGTTGACATCTTCTGATTAGATTGCTGATACCTTTCAGCTACTGCCTCAAGAGACAACGGCTGCTTGACGCCACGTTGTAAAACATAATCAACAAGCATAGTATCAAACACAGGACCATCGTAATTAAAACCACACTCCCACAGCCAGACCAACTCATGCTGTGCATTGTGACAGATAAGAACAGTAGCCCTATCAAGCAACTCTTGTAGTGCAGTGTGATCGTTTGGAGATACAACTTCCGTATGGTTAAACCAAAAGCTGTGCTCTTCTCCTGTGTCTTCCTTAGCACATACAAGGACCAGTGCATTACCCTCACTGAATGGGTCAAGCAACAGCTTGCCATCAGGCAACTTTTGAGTTGTGTTCTCAAGGTCAATAGTTAGTTTCATGCTTCATACCTAGCTGTTAGCGGATCAAGAACAGTTGTAACCTTTCCATGCCGCCCTGTCAATTTGTTTTTGACAATACACCAGTGACGAGTCCAATCTTCATCCTCTTGCCCATCGAACGTAGGGTTAGTAGTAATACAAACCAAGAGGTCGGCTTCGGATGCCTTGCCTGTTTTTGAACCTTCAAGCATAGACATGTTAGCATTCACTTTACCTTCTGCCTCTGCCGATAGCTGAGACATAGCAAAGATAGCAGTGTTATATTCCTTAGCTACAATACGTAAACGAATGTAGGTTGCCTTAAGCTGCTCGTGCCCAGCCGTAAATGAACCACCGGGCAGAAACTTATCTGCCATATCAGCGATAAGAACATCAGGCTTGTATGCTTTAACTGCACCTTCAAGCCTGTCCATGTCCCATCCT